TTTCTCACAACTCAGCCCCCAGCAGAAATGTTTGGGGTTTTTTTATTTTTTATTTTTTTTTCTTTTTTTTTGGTTTTTTTATGGTTTTTACTTTTTTTCTTATATTTATTAATAAAGAAATATAAATGGAAACAAAAGAACAAAGCATAATTAGAAAACAAAATATTGAGGAGCAATACTTCGAAGGTTTTGTAAACCAAAAAGAAATAAAAAGATATTCTTTCACACCTTTAGATCACCCATATGATGCAAAGTTTCAATCTGGAATAACATATTGTATTGGTGAGATTAAAGTACGTAAGGATCGAGATATTGAATACTTTAATCGCTATGGTCCATATCTTGAGTTAAAGAAAATTGAGGGGATGTGGAAACAAAAAGAATATATAAAACAAAACAAAGGTATTGATGTCCAAATGTTATATTTCAATTTTGCAGAGAATGGCCTACAAATATATTATTTGAATGAACCCTGGACATATAATTTCAATTGGAAATATTTACCCAAAGATAATTATGAACCACATATTAAAATATGGAAGTTGGTTGCAGAATTAAAAAACCCTCAAGAAATAATTAAATAAATATGAATGAAGTAACAATAGAAGAATTTCTTAAAATGCTTGAAGCAATTTTCGAAATAATTGACAGAGAGGAAACAAATAAAACTGAATAATATTTTATAATAACTCAGTTAGTTTTTAGGGTTTAACTTTTTCCTTTTTAAAAATCCTACAGCCCCATTCCTTTTGGGGCTTTTTTATTTTATAAACATTTTGTTATATATTTCTATTTTATCATATAACAACATCAAAATGGCTCGAAAGATAAAACCAAAGTATAAAAAAGATGATCTTATTAAAATAATTGTTGATAAAGTTTGTGAGGGTATTCCCCAAGCACAAATAAAAAAACTTATTATGGGATTAGATAATTATTCAGCTGTTTATTTTTATGAATTATATAGAGATGCAAAACCAATTTTTAGGGAAGCACTTAAGGGTGTTGCAGAAAATCGTTTAGAATCAACCATAGAAGAAATGGAAGTGCAATATCAGGGTGCTTTATCTGATGGAGATCGAAGACTGGCAAATGAAATTAGAAAAGAAATAAATAAGATTTCAGGCCTTCACCAACAAAAAGTTGATATTACAACACAAGGTGAAAAAATTAACAATATTGAAGTAATAAAAATTATTGAAATAAAAAACAACGAAGATGAAATATAGATTAAAAAAGGAATTTGAGGGGATGAGAATCACCAAAAATAATTTACAACACGGAAAAATAACTTTTGATGCATATAAAGTTTTACCTGAGCATTATGAAAATTATGTTAAGAAAGGATTTGAAGAAATGTTTGAGGAAATTATTGAAGCGATTATCGATGTTGTTGTTGATAAGATAGAAGATGCTGTTGATAACTTCAAAGCAAAAAGAAAAAGAAATGTGCAGAAACATTAAATTTGGAATTGTGTTGGATAACAAAACAAATGTTATCACATCTGAAATGGAAAATGATTTAATTAATTTTTTAGATTTAAACCCCCAAACATTTATTTCAATTGAAGAGTTGGGTTTAACTGAAGAAGATATTAATAATCCAGATAATTATACAATAGTTGGAGATGAGCAAGATTCAATAGATTTGGCTGCAACATCTATAATAAAACTATATAGGTATATAAGCGATTCTTATGGGGCTTCTGATATTGGAAGCAATAGTAGACCGTTTTGTAAAGAAATGGTTTCTAGAACAAAATTATCATTAATGCCAATGGAAAGTATTGTGTCTCTAAATTCAGCAAACCCTGGATTTGGAATTGGGGGTTCTCAATCATATTCAGTATTCAATTGGAGGGGAGGAGTTAATTGCAAACATTATTGGGTTAAATATTTTTATCAACCAGATACTAGAAATTTAGTTAAAGCTCCACAATCAAATCAACCAACACAAACAGATAAAGGTAAAGTTCCAAGATATAATAAAAAATAATTATGCCAATAAAAAAATGTAAAATAAATGGTGCTGATGGTTACAAGTGGGGTGATCAGGGAAAATGTTATTCAGGGCCAAATGCAAAACAAAAAGCATATAAGCAAGGAGTTGCTATTGGTGATTATAAATTAGAAAGCTATACAGATTACCCACAAGCAGCAGTTGATAATGCTAAAAGAGCTTTAAAGTGGGCTGATGAAAATGGTTGGGGAGATTGTGGAACTCCAGTTGGAAAAGCTAGAGCAAATCAATTAGCAAATAGAGAACCAATATCCCAAGAAACAATTTCACGTATGGCTTCTTTCCAAAGACATCAACAAAATAAAGATGTTCCTTATGACCAAGGATGTGGTGGACTTATGTGGGATGCTTGGGGAGGAACTGAAGGAATTGAATGGGCACAAAGAAAGCTTGAACAAATTCAAAAGTTACAAAAGATTAACGGCCTTCAAGAACAATTGGCAAAAACAAAAGTTTCTTTTGATTATGATGGAACTCTTACCACTTCAAAAGTTCAAGATATTGTTAAAAAATTAACAACTGCAGGAGCAACTGAAGTTTACATTATAAGTGCTAGAGATAATTCAGCCTCAATGTATGCACTAGCAACCAAACTTGGAATCCCACAATATAGAGTATTTGCAACAGGTGATAATACAAAAAAGGTTGAAAAAATAAAACAATTGGGAATTAAAACACATTATGATAATAATCCAGATGTGATTAAAGAATTGCCTGGAATTGGAAAATTGGTATAAATGGAATTAGAAATAAAAACAACAAAAGTTTTTACAAAGAATTATGACGCACTTCAAAATAATGATGTGCGTTTTGTTGTTAATCAGGGTGGATCACGTTCAAGCAAAACATATTCTTTGTGTCAGTTGTTAATTGTATATTGTTTACAAAACCCCAACAAAATTGTTTCAGTTGTAAGAAAATCATTTCCATCATTAAGGGCAACTGTATACAGAGATATGATTGAAGTTCTTACAAACCTTAATTTATACGAAGATAGAAACCATAATAAAACTGAACATATATATACATTTCCAAATGGTTCTCAAATTGAATTTTTTTCATTAGATAATTCACAAAAGGTTAGGGGTAGAAAAAGAGATGTACTTCTTTGCAATGAAGCAAATGAATTATCTCAAGAAGAATTTCTTCAACTAAATATGAGAACAACTGAAAAAGTTTTTTGCGATTTCAACCCATCAGATACAGAACATTGGTTGTATGATTTAATTAATAGAATTGATGCCCTTCTTATTCATTCAACTTATAAAGATAATACTTTTTTAGAAAAAACAATTATTAGAGAAATTGAAGAGTTGATTAAAGTTGATCAAGATTATTATAATGTTTATGCTTTGGGTATTCCATCAAAATCACAACATACAGTATATAGCCACCAAAAAATATTTATTAATAAACCTTCAACAAAAGAAGTTATATTGGGGCTTGACTTTGGATATAAACATCCAACTGCTTTAGTGAGATGTGATTTTATTGAGAATGAAGTTTACACAAAAGAATTGATTTATGAATCACACTTAACAACACCTGAGTTGATAGAGAAAATAAAAGAACAATTAATAAAAGAGGGATTACCAACAAGCACAACAATTGCTTGCGATTATTCACGTCCCGAAATAATAGAAGATTTAAACCGTGCTGGACTTAATTGTGTTAATGCAATAAAGAATGTAAAGGAAGGAATTGATGCCGTTAAATCAAAAGTATTGATGGTTCATCAAGATTCTATTAATATGAAGAAAGAGTTTTCAAATTACAAATGGAAAGTTGTTGGTGAAAAACTAACTGATGAAGTTGTAAAGATGTGGGATGATGCAATGGATGCGTTACGTTATGCTGTATTATACCACAAAAAAAATTATTCTGCTGGTGGGGGTTGGGATTTTATTTCAATTTCTTTTTAATTTTTTTTAGAAAAAGTTGAATTAATTTTTTTTACAACTATTTATAAATAAATAACCTGATGGATTACAAACAAATAATAGATAATTACCTAAATCAAAGATATACATATCTTTTAAAATGTGCAAAAAATATTTTATTGAAAAATAAAACAGCCATCCAAGCTGGTGATTTAATTTCCGAATTGGTTATACATTTATATGAAAATGAAGATAAGATAAAACATTATATAGAGATAGATAGGCTTGAGGGTTTTTGTGTTACATATTTAAATTTGAATGGTAAATATATAACATCAACCCTCAACAAAAAATATAAGTTGCAATTTGATGAGTTGGATGATGTGATGGAGAAAAAATTATATTCAAATGATGATGAAATTGATTTTATGGATAAAGATTTATATGAAAAAGAGTTATACAATTTTTTTAATGAAGAACAAGTAGAAAAATTATTAAATATAAATTCAATATTAGATCAGTTAACACTCCCTGAACAAATATTGTTTGATGCATATTTTGTTAAAAATTTATCATACGATAAGATATGTGCACAATATACTTTTTTTAAAGAAAAAGATGGTAAGAGAATAACTTATAAATCAAAAAAAAGCATTTATAATATGATGACAAACTTAAAAGAAAAGATTAATAATTTATCAAATAAGAATTAATATGAATATATTTAACATAGTATCAATAGCAGCAATAACATTTTTATTTATATACGCAGAGCCTAGTATTTTATTTAAAAGATTTTGTGGGTTCAAAGAAGAAGATTATGAAAAATATTCAAAAGCAAAGAGAATGGTTTTTAGATTAATTACTTGTTCTCTCTGCTCAGGTTTTTGGATTGGTTTGTTAT